CCACGTGAAGTTCGTATTGTGGTTCGACGTTGATACCCACAAATCCATCCGTCTTGAGGGACACTCCACCGGTGAGATGGAGAGTATTTGATGTCGTGTTGCCTAGGTCGGACACGTATTGTAAAGTTATGTTTGATATGTTCCCACCATCACCTGTGATGATGCCTTCAAACTCTGGGTTCACTTCAAGGGCACTGATGCGTGCGCTGTTGTCTAGAAGCTGGGCGGGGAGCACCTCTAAAGCGGAGATTCGCGCGCTATTTGCGGCCAAGTTCGACACCGCGTCGTTCAGAATGAGTGCATTGCTTTGGAGTGAAGTTTCCAACGTCGACACCCGAATACTATTTGACAGCGCGTATGTTTGAAGTGTGGCGATGTTTGCAAAATTATTTGATGACGTCACTTGAAGGTTTGCAATATTCGCCGTGTTCACGGAGATTCTGAAAGAATTATCTTCGAGTCTCGTGCTCAGTGTGGTGATGCGATTGGAATTATCTGTGAGATTGCTTTCCAAGTTGTTGAGGCGCGTGTGAACATTGATGTTGACATTCGCTTCTAAATCTTCGATGCGCAGGACATTTGATGCGTGATACGCGTAGAGGGTTGAAATTCTTTGAGAGTTATTTTGAAGATTGTACTCTAAGTTTCCAATCCTCACACTATTTGCAGCTAAATTTGATTCAAGGTTCCCAACTCTAATACCGTTGGAGGACATTTGGATTTCGAGGTCCGACACTCGGATGTTGTTTGACAGCGCGTCCGTTTCTAGCACACCGATGCGTTGCGTATTAGATTCTAAATCATCTTTACGCGCCACACCCGTGAGTGTTCGCCCATCACCGAAGTAGGCGTTCGCGTACACGTCACCGACGACGTTCATCGTGATGAGATTGGATGAACTCGTGATGAATCTTTCGGACGCCGTGTTTTCGGTGTAACCGACGAACACTTCATCCGATGCTTCGAGGTACGCGATGCCTACGTTTTCACCAGGCCTTTTCATGAGAATACCGAGGTCATAGATCAGGTTTTGATTTACATTATTTTGACCCAACTCTAAAATAGGATCAGTGATGGAAATATTTTTTGAAGAAATAAAAGTTGTTTCCCCAAAAGTTGTCACGTTTCCATCGAAATACACATTACCCCTGACATACAAAGCATTACCCGAAGATGACGTATCATCTATGTATATGTTTGAACCGATATCTAATGAATGCACTGGCGAAGTATTTCCGGCGAGTCCCACAGAGCCCGGAGACACGAATCCATTCGTGAATTGAACGACATTTGTCGTGACGTTTCCGGTATCTGTGACATGCTGAAGTGTTTTGTCGGAGGCTACCACCGCTGTTTGTACGATTTCGTTCGTCGTCGCGTTATACGCTAAAACATTCGTACTCGACACGAGGTCTTCCCGAATGGGTGACGCGAAAAAACCGCTGTGTGGCGCCTGTATGATGGTTTCCGAAGCATTCACAATGATGGTATTATCAGCCTGCGTGTGAGGTTGAAGTTTACCAATGCGAACTTTCTCACCTCGTTCCACGGTATTAAGGTTCTTCGCCATTTATATAAATTGGTATTTTAATTTGCAAAACGAAGTGCACCAATACCATTTTGTATGGTAAATATGTTGTACGAACACGCATAAATTTTATCAATTAAAGTTCTGCTTTCACTATGAATTTTGAACGACGACACGCGTGAAAAATTGAGTGTTCCTGTGGGTTGCAACGTACTGGTGTTATTGGCAAAGCTGTACAGGAAGGTATCCGGAGAGGTCACGGCACTGGTGTGATAGTACGACGTGACATCCATGAAATTAGGTCTCGCCCACTTAAAAGGTGCGAGTTCGACGCCATTGACTGAAAGTTTAATTCTATTATCGGGTGCCGTGAGGACGCTGCCCGCGGTTGTGTTCGAGGACGCGATGAATTTCACTGGGTGATTGAACGTTAACTCCTGTGTGAGTTCGTAGGAGGGTGCGGTCGATTGAATTTGATACATGAGCATGTGAATCGTTTGTCCAGCGATTTGTGCTCTTTCGATGGCGTCGAGGAAATAATAATTGCTGTGACATTCCCACGTGTAGTTTCCGGCGGAAGGTCCCCAACGAATTCTCAGTTCAACTTCCTGATACGCGAGGGCGCACATGGGAATCGCCGATTCCACGGCTTCGCAAAAAAAGAATCGCAAGGGATAAAACCACGAGGACCGACCCCCCGGTCCGAGAGAACCTTTCGAGACGTTTTTGGCAAACATATCCAACGCGATGTTTTGTGAAAAATCGGAGGTTTGTTCATCAATGACCTGTCCCCCGACGACGAGCTGCACGCTCTCGATGAGTTGAGTCCAGTCAGAAATTTCAAAAGTCGTGGTTCCATCGTCTACGGTGAAATAGGTGTATCCGAGGAGGTCGCCATTACGAGCGAGTGTGATGGAGGAATATGCGTTTGATTTCACGGCTCCTTGAATCTGTTGTTTCTCCACAGATTGTGCGAAAGGGGTGTGTCTTTTATAAGAAGCAGAAAAGTGACTCATTTCTGGTTCGCTCGAGATCCATTCATCTTGAGCGCCCAGGCACACGAGTTGGGCGATGCCAGCAGACATCTCTGTTACAATAGATTAAGAAAAATTAAAGATTCGGTCTCCTGCAAACAAAACGAAGGACAAAAAAATTCGCTCCCGAATCTGAGGAATTTTTAATGGTGTTCCCATTTTGGTCCAACAACCTCACCGACAACTTATCGATGCGACGAATGGGATCGATGTATTGAACAGCGATCGGGTAGTTGTCCTTAAACGTGACCAAACTATTTCCACTCACGTGCGTCGCCGTGTCGGTGATGATGCTTCCGAAAGAACTGCGAACCACCGAGATGTTACCCTGGCCTGTGTGCACATTCGACGTGCCGGGAATGGCGGCGCGGTCGTTGAAGTGCGTGTCGAGTTCGTCGATGGAGAGATAGAGGTGTTCGGTCTGAACATTCGTGTGCACGTGCGCGGCCAAAAGTCTGGCTTGCACGACGTTTCGAAGTGGGTTTTGTAAGTGCGCGACAAACGTGTTCGCGCTGGCCTGACCAACGCTGTCTAACGTTATCGTGTGATATTCGTAGGCGAGGTCGGGAATCGTCGAATCCGATGTTACCAATGCCATTTTATATTAGATACTTAGATAATTTCGTAGTCGGCTTGCTCGCGCACCAATTTTTCGGCACCGCACACACCGCCCGGTCTACGCATGGAATACGTGCTTTCGCCTTCTAACCCACTCCCGGCCACACACTTGACATCGTACGGGAGGTCGAACAGAGAACCTTCGTTCTTCGCCTTGATGACCAAAGGCATTGGTTCGTAATAACTGCGCGCCGTGGTGATGACACAAATCACAACCAGTAGGAACGCAATCGCGGACAGGGCGCTGCGGTTGACTCGGTTGAGGTTGAACATTTTTATAATACATATTGAGAAAATAATTAGTAAAGTGCGTTAAAGAATTTAATTACTTTTAAAGGTAGTACATTAGATGGAAGAAATCGTGCTGGACCGCGGCGAAACTAATGTGATGAAACTCGATGATGATGAACAACGACTTATGGATGAAATTCAAATTTCAGCCCCAAGGCCGAAGAAGGCGCCGAGACCTGGTCAGAACTTCAGACCGCGACCCCCGCCTGCGATGGAACACCAGGAAGAGATCGATGCGTTCGTGAATCCGTACAAGCAAACCGAACAGCAGCCGCAAGAAGCCCCGCAGTACTTTGACGAGGACGAAGGCGAAGACTACGATGTCAACGTTGACGACGGCGGTGGTGGAGGGCACCACCAGTCGTACCAGGAGGAGCAGCCGTCGAAGGGGTATAACTCGATAGACGAGGAAAAGAGTGACCTCCTTAACAAGTTGGCGAGGTTGGAACGTAAGGGGTTTAACGTGAACAAGCGATTGAACGCGTACAGCTCGGTCGAAGAGCTACGAAGCGAGTACAAGCGGATCACGTACACGATCGATGTTGACCAAAGTATTAAATTTAGCCGAAGAGCTCTCATGGCTTCTGTTACCGGTTTGGAGTTTCTTAATAAGCGGTATAATCCGTTTGAGCTCCAACTCGATGGCTGGTCTGAGAGTATCATGGAAAATTTGGACGACTATGATGGAGTGTTTGAGGAATTACATGTTAAGTATGGCGAAAAGATGCAGGTTGCGCCCGAAATCAAGCTCATGATGATGGTCGGTGGTTCTGCCATGATGTTCCACTTGACGAACTCCATGTTCAAGGCGGCGATTCCGAACATTCAGGATGTGTTGAAGCAGAATCCCGGATTGACCCAAAGTATGGTCCAAGCTGTTCAAAACACCAAGCCGAGAAGCCAGGCGCCCAGTCCCACCGATGGTTCCTACGAGATGCAAGGGCCTGGGATTGATATCAGTAGTTTGATGGGTAACATCATGATGCCACCGCCACCGCCGATGAACAGCTCTCCGCCCGTGATGCAAGAACCTCTCGTGGATGACGTCGAAGATGACATCTCTGACATCGTCGTCGAGGACTTCTTGGAGGGTGAAGATGTGGAAGAAAGTGACGTCAAGGAGGTAAACGTTCAGGAAAAGGAAAAACCGAAGAAACGGGGTCGCAAGAAGAAGACAGAAATAAATCTTTAGTAACTATAACACAGGATGATGGCATTAAGTATGTGCCCTTTGGAGGAGGAGGCGCCAATTGTTCGCGCCCCTCCCCAGAAACAGGACAAAAACCCGCCTCGCGCGGTTCCGACGATGGAGGAAGAAACTGAGTGTAACTACGTCATTCTTTTCTTCATCGTTGGAGTCATCGTGCTCGCATTGCTCGATGCTGCATAAAATACTTACTCTCCCACGAGTATTCCTCGTGGTAAAGTTAGTACGTATAAGAAGCTTTAGTGGTTGTGTTTGCTTTAATATTCAACAACTTTCCCCCAGAAGCGGTCATCATCTCTATGTAAAAGTCATAGTAATAGGCCGTCACCGCGAGACCACCTCTCGGTGACGTGTTGTGCGGAACGACGGAGAGCGTCGTCGCCGATGTCGTGACGTTTTGTTTCCATGGATATGGATTCGTACCAGAAAATATGTTTTTTGTGCCAATCGCGATTGGAATCGTCGATGTTTGCGTGTTATCGGTGTGCCCACCTTGCACTTCCAAGACCATCGTGGACAGGTATTTGCCATCAGCGGCGTAGCGCAACATTGCTGTGATTTTCGCATAAAACGCACCCTTGTCAAATGTGAGAATAATATTTTTACCTTCGCTATCCAAGACACTGAATGTGGTACTGTATTGTTTTTTAGCGAACGCACTCGAGTTGAAAATAGTACCACCCGCGACGTGAAGCGGTGCCAGTGGCGACACGACACCGATACCAACAGCGTCACCGAATTCGATGCGCCCACCAAATATGATGTCGTCCTCTACCGTCAATGAACCCTGTACGACGACGTTCCCCCCACCTGGGTACAGGTATAAATCGTTATCATCTTTGTTCATGTAAACATTGGAAACCCCTGTGGATGTTTTAAAATTCACGATGGCGTTGCTCGTCGTGTGTTCAACGAGGAGATTACTCTTGTACAGGTGAAGATTCGCGGTGGGTTGGGATGTGCCTATACCGACGTTACCATTTTTAATGATTGAAAGAGCGTCCACCTGTGTGTTGTTATTTAAATAACCTATGACCACACTATTACTCGTCGAACCTTTTTGTGCTCTCATGAAACCCCCGTATCCATCGTTTGTCGTGATTTGCATCGCCGTGTATTTAGACGCACTCACACCGGGTGGTGATTGAATGTTCACGAGTGTGACGTCGCTCTCGGCATCGTCGTAGACGAGTAAGGTGTGTGCCGGGTTTATCGCACTTTCACCGCTATTCACGAGGACTTTGCCATCGTTTTGAATTCGTAGCCGTTCGAAGTCACCAGTCTCACCGAAACGGAAAGACACGTCACTCTGTAATAATGATTTAAATAAGTTTCTACCACTCGATGTCTCCGAAAGAATGTGTAAATTTGATGTATCCAAAAAATTGTCTTCTTTTATTTTAATGTTCCCTTCCACATACAAACGGGTATCCGTGGCGAGGTCGTCTTCGGTGGAGTTGATGAGCACGCGTCGCTCTTTTTCAATACTGAGCACTGGGCGAACAAAATAATCGATGGCACCGATATCCGCGGCATCATCCAAAATGTCATCGACGTTACCACTCGTGATAGGACTCGCGGCGCTGTATGTGTTGAACACGTGTCTGGCCGCGATGTGTCGAATTTGGTCTGGACCATCGCTCCCCTCGGAGTTGTCTGTTTTAAATAAAACGAGTTCAGTTCTTCCCTGCGTACCATAGGTTTTTTCTCGAAAGAAAGTTTCATCCGTGCTGTCACTGCCAGCGGTGACACCCTTGAAGGAGAGTTTATTTCCAATCCTGACGTCTCCGTCGACGTGTAACTGGTCCGTGGGGTCGTTCACGTTAATCCCAACTTTACCGGATGCGTCTATGACAAATCTGGTCGCCGTACCTAACGCAGAGGCATCGTTTGCAATTTTAAATTTGGAGTTGTCCCCGAATGCTCCACCGACCGACCAACCCGTCGTCGCACCCGTCGTGACTTTGTAGCTACTGAACGCGTCCCCACCGGCATCATTTACCTCCATACACATGATTGCATCCTCGTTATCCACGTCGTTCGCGTTGTAGACTAAAATACCATTGGTTCTTGGATTTTCAGAACCAGAGGCACGAACTTCCAGTTTCGCGACGGGCGTGTGCGTTCCTATGCCCACGAGACCATCGGAGAGAAAAGTCATGATGACGTTTGATGTGGCGTAATCATTGTGCGCTAAATTTAAATCTAACCGAGTTCTCGATGTGTCGTTGAGGATGGTGTGTTTACCCACAGACAAACTCGCCCGTGCCCCTTGTGTGGTGCCCGTGGTCGCGTCTCTGCACATTTGTAAGACTGGTCTCATGTCATCCGCGACGTTCGCGAGTCTCGTGTTTGTGATTGTCATCGGGCACGATTCGTGGTAAAAGTTATTTCTCGCGGTTACTTGCGAGTTCACGAAAACATTTCCAGTGACCTGCAGGCCCAGGGGTTGGGGCGTGCTCGTACCTATACCAACTCTACCAGACTCTAATATCGTCATCTTTGGATTTCCCATCACACCCGTAGAACTCACGTGCACGTTGAATCCTTTGCCACTGAGTACGCGACTTTGTAGATACGTGTGTCCCAAAGATGGGTCCACGTAGGACCGCATTCCGGTGTTACCCCCCCACGGGTCACCCAGCGTAATCGCATTACTCCCGACGACGTGCACGCTTCCACCTATCGTGAGATTTGCCGACGGGTTTGTGTTTGCGATACCAATCATGCCACGAGCATTCATCACGAGACGTTCGGTATTTTTAGTCTTCAACTTGATGAACTGCTTCGCGACATCGGTCGCGCCGGACGATAGTTCTATGACACTCACGTTAGCCGCGACTGCCCCAGCTTTGAGCACGAGCGAATTATTTGTGTTGTCCGAGCCATAATCATCCGCGTGCACGACGATGCCCCCCGTGGATTTAATGTAATTGTCCTGGTTCGAGTCGATGTTCGACTTCCCACCGAGGCGCACATCACCACCAACGTGAAGGGCTTCATCGGGGCTATACTGACGAATGCCTATTTTATCTAAAGCCATGAATCTTTCGCTCACCACGTTGCCGTGAAACATGGCCAGGTTCGCGCCGACTTCATGCATGT